ATTTCCAGCTATAAGCGTGATGTACTGGCAGGGTTCTTCGGGACTCTAAAAAGTATGGCTATTGATCCCATATTCCTTGGTGCTTTGGGTACAGCCTTATGGTCTCTTAATGGGAAAGACTTTGATACTATGTATGTGGCTGTTATAGGCTTTCTTGCCTACAAACTGGTTGCTACTGAAGTTATCTTATTCAGTAATAAGAATGGTACATACAGGTACTCTTGGTTCACCGAAGCTTCAACAACCCTTAATAAGTGGGCTTCAGTGGCAATAAGTACAAGGACACTGGTTGCACTTATCGGTGTAGGAGCTTTCTGGTTTGGAGGCTACTATGGCCTTATAGATGTAGCCTTAGTGCCTGACAAGCTTAGTGAGATCGCTGGTGCATGGTTGGTAGCTAATGGCCTTCCTGCCCTTACTATGTTGAAGAATAGTGGTATGACAAGCATTCTTACACCAGTAAGAAAGGTAATGAAGACTGTTGATGTTCCTTATACACAGCCTAAGCCTGTGGAACAGCCTGCCTTACCCGCACCTGTACAGACTCAGGCTCCTGTCAATCCTTATCCTAACAGACCTGCTTTTGTTCCTTTTGATTCGGTAGTTTGGGAGGCTATGTTCAAGAGTTATCTTGCAGCCAGTCCCCAACTTGACGCTGATATGGGTAGGAATGATGCTTCTGTTGTTGATTCCATAGCCCAGAGCCAGAAGGTCTTCTATCCTAGCAATCTGGCCAGCTTTGCCTCATGGAGAATTAAGAAGTATTATGATGAGTTCAAGGCTGACTTTGGTTTTGAGTTCAAGGATTCCAAGGCTCATTGGGGTGATGTAAATCTGGTAGGTGATTGTCCTGCTACTAATGAGGAAACATTTACCTTCAAGATGCCGCAGTCCAAGAAGAATGTCTATCAGGAAATGTTCTTGGAAGAGAAGCGGTATGAGAACTTTGCTGCTGGATACAATGCCCTTGGTGATAAGAAGATTGAGAAGGTATTGGCTGATGGTCGATACAATTACTTCCAAGCATATACCCAGATATGGTATGATCCTAATGGATTCAATTAAGGAAGGAAAAGGATAATGGAATCGGCAGTAAACAGTAACATGATAGCTGTAGGGCAATACAAGATGACTGATAAGGATAGCTATCTGGTGAACTATGGCTTTACCAGAGAAGGACTGGATGCTCAGTTTCTAAGTGAATGGGACACTTGGAGAATTAAGAAGTGTCAGGACTTATGGAAAGAGTATAAAAGAGATCCAGTAAAACATGCTAAGACTCTTCCCTACTCCTTCCGATATGGAACAGTAGACTGGAGATCAATTATAACAACTATTATACTCAAGCTAAAGGAGGTGAAATTTGCCACAGGTTGAAAGTCCTACTAACAAAGCATATGCAGCAGTTGGTCTGGCTCTAGCAGGTGGAGCTCATGATGCTATGACCCATATAGCCCTTGAGAAAGGAAGCTTGGCTGCCTATGATGAGACTACCAATGCTCCTGTTTCAGAAGCAAGTGAAGATGGTCTTACTCGTGCAGCAGCAACAGTAACAACTGAAACAACAACTGTTACCAATGATACTGCACAGGCAACCCATGAGTTTACATGTGGGGCTGTTTCTACTACTATCAAAGGTTTCTTTGTTATGACAGCTACACCAGCTGGAAATGCTCTCATGTGGTGTGCATTTGCCAGTGATCAGAACTTAGAGAATGGTGATAAACTTACCTGTACTGGTAAGATTAAGGCTAAGAAAGATTAAGGTAATAGGGGGCTAACTACCCCCTTTCCTTATAAGGAGTTGATAATATGGCAGCAGTTGGTGATATTGTATCAGCCTATGATAATGATAAGGCTGCAGATGGAACTCTTGATATAAAACCTGCTGGAACTGTTGAGTGGGTTATCCATAATATCTATGCTGAAGATGCTATTGAGGTATACTGGAATGATGGCACTCATTCCTTTATTGTAGCTACAATAGCTGCTGGTGGCGGTATATTGAATGGACTGTTTTCTCATGTTAATGCTACCAACTATCTGACCCTAAAGAACAAGAATGTAGGAGCAAAAGACATGGGTTATGATGGAGTAATATCGAGGTTATAATAATATGGTAGATAAGAATATACTTCCAGGAACTACTCCGAATATCCTTCATAGTTATAAGGATTTAGCATTGACTATGACTAATAAAACTTTAACTTCACCTATTATAACGGGTGCAGGAGCAACAACAGAAGGAAGATATGGCTGGGATGCTACTAACAAAACAATCCTGATAGGTAATGGTACTGCTAATGTACCAATTCATGTAGGAGCATGGCAGTCATTTACGTCTACTCCGACAAACTTCACAAAGGGAAGCGGAACTATTGATGCTAAATATATGAGGATAGGAAACCTTGTAATAGTATCTTACTATATCACATTAGCCGCAGATTCGGCTATGGGTACTGCACCTTACTTCACTACACCATTCACTGTTGGAACTTCTCTTGGGTGGTTTGGTTGCACAATGTCTAATGTTGGAGTTGCAGCATATGTCGGGGTAGCTCAACCATATGGTGCTTCAAATGTTCAGCCACAATTAATAAGTGTGTCTGGATCAGTTTTATCATTCGCTGCAATAACAGCAACAGTACCTTTTACGTGGGGTGATACTGATGTATTGTCTTTCATGGTGATGTATTTAGTTTAGAGGAGATTATGATGGCACTTAATTATAAATTGACTAATGGGGATAAAGTAATAAGGACTTGTGAAGGGTATCTTCCACAAGTTGTTCAACCTGGAAATGAGGGATTAAATTCGATGTGGGCTGAATACCAATCGTGGCTCAGTAAGGGTAATAAACCTTTGCCAGCAGATGTAACTTCAATATGGGATGCACCAAGGGACTTAGTTAGTGAGCTGGATGAAGTTAAACAAAGATTATCATTTTTGGAGGTTAAGTAATGGCTAATGAATTTATACATAAAGCGGTAGGTGCTCAACTATCCCAGACTGCTGAATATGAGCACATAGAAGCACACCAGTTTGAAGGACAGGAGCAAGGGGATGTTCTTTATGCCTCATCTGCCACACAGTTGAGTAAACTAGCACATGGTAATGTTGGAGAGTTTCTACAATCTGGTGGTCATGGTGCTAATCCTTCTTGGGCAGCTATAAGTAGAAAGAACGTTATTATCAATGGTGCTGGGCAGGTTTATCAAAGAGCGGCTGCTTATACTCTAGTGAAAGATACTTATGGAATAGCTTGTGATAGATGGTACGGAATGGCTACTGGAACAGCAGTGAGTGCTGGTACTTTTGAACAATATCCAGCAGCTATTAGTGGTGGATATAGCAAAACTGGTTTTTATTTTAATGGAGTTACTTTAACTGGGACTGGAATACTATACTTAAGATATAGGATGGAAGCTAAAGATGCAGCATACTTTATGAACAATACTGCTTCGTTTAGCTGTAGGGTATATCATAATGTAGGGAGTGCTATAAACTACACAATCTATATTAGAAAGGCTGATGCTGCTGATAACTTTTCTGCTGTGACTGCTATATCTGATAGTGGCGCTATTTCTGTTGCTGGTGCAGCCCAATCTTTGAGTTATCTTGGTATTGCTATGGGTGACTGTTCAAACGGAGTTGAAATAGAGATAAAAATTGAGTGTGGTGCTATCACTACGAAAGGTTTTATTATTACAGATTGCCAGTTTGAATTAGGCTCAGTAGCAACACCGTTTGAGTTCAGACCTTATGGGCAGGAATTGGTATTGTGCCAGAGATACTTTCAGAAATCATATCTTCCAGATGTTGCTCCTGGTGCAGCCACATCTGCAGGAGCACAACAGTGGGAGAATGGTGCTGCGAATACAGCAACGAAAGGAATAATGTGTGCATTTACTGTACAGACCAGAATCGAAGCAAGCGTGATAATATATGATGATGCTGGAGCATCTGGGAAATGTACAAACGCAGGCGGGGACGGACAGACTGCGGATGTCCAGAATGTAAGTACTCGGTCATTTCAAATTCGTGACTTGAGCACAGTTAGCACAAGTTGGTTTCGATCATCATATACTGCTTCTGCTGAATTATAGGAGATAACTATGTATGAAATTATTTATAGTAATCTTGGTAAAGTAAACTCTATAAAAAGATTATCTGATAGTACTTTTATCCCTCTTTGTGAAGGCAATACGGACTACCAAGACTTCCTCAAATGGAATAAGGCACAGAAAGTTCCACTTGATTTGAACTCTACTATTGAGGTAGTAAAACCTACATCAGCAGTTGATAAGGTAGCAGAACTAACAACCAAAGTTGGTGAACTTGAAACCAGATTAACTAAACTGGAAGGTGTTTAATGCCTTTTCCTTATAGTTTTCCATTCTACTTTGATACCCATACTCTTACTGAAGGTGGGCGTAGGGTTATATTTGAGCGAGGATTTCCTGGCTACTTTCTCAATGAGATAGGTAGGTTTGGTAGTGAATATGTTATGGAAGATGGTAGGTTCAATCTTCCTAACAAAACAACAATGGAGTATTTTTATACTTCGACTGTCACTGTAGGCATTGTTACCAGTGCTACTAGAACTCTTGTAGGTATAAGGACAGGATCATCTATAGTTGGACTAAGCATAGAAGCTTCAAGGACTGGAGATATAGCAAGAACAGCTACTGTCCTTATAGGTTTGGCTGCTGCAGCCAGTAAGTTAGTCCAGTTATATAGAACTGGGACAGCATATATTGGTCTGCTTGCTAGTGGATTAAGGCCAACAAGTATACTAAGATCGTCAGTAGCAACTGTTGGCCTATTAGCTAGTGCTACAAAACTTTCTACCTATAGTCGTATAGGAACAGCTCTTGTTGGTCTATTGGCTAGTGGTATAAGGAAGGTAGAGATTACTTCTACTGCTACCATTGGTTTACTAGCATCTGGTATCAGAAAGATTGAACTGACAAGTCTAGCAACAATAGGTTTAAGTGCTATAGCAAGCAGATTAAGAATTGCTACCAGAACAAGTACTGCCTATGTAGGTTTAGATGCTTCACCTAGTTCCAGAAGAACTAATATATTCAGATCTGGTTCAGTATCTGTAGGACTCCTTGCTATTGCTTCAAGATTAACCCAAATAATAAGAACTGCAGTTGCCTATATTGGTCTCTTAGCATCAGCTATCAAGTCCTATATCCCTATTGGTGAAATAGACATCACAATTACTACTCATAAGTATGTTGATACAGTCATAACAATTTATTCCAATGTTGACATAGCCCTTACCAGCTATGATAATGTAGACATAGCAATAAGCCACGAAGGAGGACATTAATGACAACCCTAAATATCTTTCAGATTGGTGAAACAGTAGTCATCAAAGCTACTATTACTAAGAGTAGTGTGGCTTATGATCCTACAACCAGTATAAAGGTAGCTCTATATACTTCAGCCAATACAGTTGATACTGCAGCTGTTGATATGGTCAAAGAAGGAACTGGAATATATACATACAACTGGCAAGCTGCAGCCAAGACAGCCGATACCTATAAGATTGTAGTTACCGCTATTGACGGAGCTACCAAGATCACCATTAAGAAGGCACAATTCAGATTGGAAGTGGTGTAAAATGAGAGCTGGATTAACCCAAGTAGTTCCAGATTTTCCTGCTGATATAAGGATTACTCTTGGTGCTGATGTCTATACCAGTCAGGATGGTGGTAGGCTTCTTAATGCTAGGTGTGATGAAAGAGCATGGGGTGGAGTCTATACCTTTCTTATTGACAATGATGATGAAACATTGTCAGGGAAGACTTATGAAGGTGTTACTGCAGTTGCCTATTTTGGTGTAATTGGTTCGGCTGCTGGTTCTAGCCTTCATAATATAAAAGTTATTAAGCAGGAACTTACTTCTGATGAAGGGGAACTTGCCCTTAAACTTACCTGTATTGATAATCTAGCTTTACTTCAAGAGTTCAAAGGATCAGTAGGTGGAAGTTTATGGAATCATAAGAGCCAATCCCCAGCTGCTCTTGCCGAACAGACCCTATCTTCTGGTGATCCTCTTCCAGCTGATTTGATAACAGCTATTACAGCTCAATATGATAAGACACCCCAAGATATACTTACTGCAGTAGTGGCAGCTACTCTTGGTTGTTCTATCTCCTTTGTGGATGATGATAGTTATATCAATACTGTTACTCCTTTGGTCAATGCTTCTAATGCCCTTGAGGTTATAGCTCAGGCATTGGCTTCTACCAAGTGTTACATTATGAACTCAGGTAGTGGCTTTAAGGTTGTGTGGCCTGCTAATCATGCAGTAGCCTATACCTTTGATGTTGCTAATTTGATCTTCAACAATACGGAACAAAGGCAGGCAATTATCCCCAATACTATTATCTTTCATGGGATTGACAGTACTGGGGTATTATTAAGTACAGGAGCAACACATGGTAAAGATGCTGCCAGTATAGCATTATTAGGTACTATCTCCCAGCACTTTGATTATGATGTTCTTGATAGGGAAAGTTCAACTACTCAAGCAGAAGTTGATGATAAGGCTGATCTAAAGATAGCTAAGTTACAGTTAAGTGCTGGTTCAGGAACATTCAAAGCACCCATGCACTGTTCACTAGAAATGTTTGATAAGGTATCAGTAGTAGACAACTATTATGATACCCCTAGGACAGTTACTGGATATGTGTTTAGGATTATCCGAGAGTATGATCGGGGAGTTTATGATGTTACTGTTCAATTAGGTGGGTTTGAATCTGGTTATTCCATGTCAGATGGACAAGATTATGTTCCTTCTTTTACCCCTGACAGAACAATAACACCTAGTTATAATGCTCAATATACACTTCCCAGAGCTATACAAGGTTTCAACACTGATGTAGTCTTTACTGCTGGTGGTCAGGCTATTGTCAATTGGACAGCTGGAACAATCAAGTTTGCTGATGGGACAACCCAATCTATAGATGCAGGTACATACACATTACCTACTACCAGTATCTATTACTTCTATTTCAAACTTGATGATGCTGCCCCAACTGTACTGAAGACAGTAGCTGATAGTGGGGGTGGTTATAACTCAGTAATGACCGAACAGACTGGACTTATATGTGTAGCTCAGAAGGGGTCTACTGCTACTATCAATGCTAATGTGTTACCTTCTTATGGGAAACAGCCCCTTATTACTCCTGACCTTATCCATATGACTGGCCTTACTTCCTATGACTTTGGTAGTGGTGTAACTATTGCAAAGGTATATACAACTGAGATTTCAGCTGGGCATCTTAAACTTACATCTTCAACAGTAAAGTCTGGTACTTGGTATTATGAAGGTGGAGTTACAATAGATGCTAGTGCTGGTATAAAGATTGACCGATACTATGGGGCTATCAGCACTTTCAGTCTTGCATATGCTGGGGTAACAAAAGGGTATCTTTATACTGATGGTACTGATGTTATTCTCTATGCTTCAGGTGTCCTAAAGATTGGAGCTACTACCATGAGTGGTACTCTTAACATGGCTTCCAATACAATTAATAACTGTGGTCATATCTATCCTACTTATGATGATAGTTACAATTGTGGTGCAGGAGGAAATGCTTGGTTTCAGGTAGTTGCCCATAATGTCTATTGGGATAATCTAGGTCAGGCATATGATGATTATGATGATGTAGAACTCCTCAAAGGAATTAAGACGGTTAAGAATGAAGAAGGCAGGAAGGTTCTTGACAATAGAAATTTACCTGATAGTATATTCCTAGAAGGTAGTAATAGGAAGTACATTAAAGCTTCCTCTATGCAAGGATTAACTATAGGAATTATGAAGCAGATGCTATCAAGAATAGAAGCTTTAGAAAATAGGAGACCTTAACATGCAAGTAATCTTTACTGTAACATTCAATCCTGAAACCAGGGACTTACAATATGTAGGAAACATTCCTTCTGAAAGAGTTGTTCCTGTCCTACAGGATATTATTATTCAGTTGGAAATTAAGAAACGAATGATGGAAGATCAGGCAAAGAAGGAGGTACACTAATGTTACTATCAGCTATGAGACAAGCAATAAGGATTGAACTTCAGGATATAGATGCAGAAACTGAAGTCTATAAGGAAGAAGAGCTTGATCGGGCTATAACTAAGGCAGGAGCATTGATGTCCCGACTTATCCCCAAACGTGATCTTCTTGAGGATACTCTTGAAGCTACAATGTTCAGTTCTGCTAACGATTATAAACTCAAGATCAGTGGGATGCTATCCGATTATGTACGACTTGAGAAGATTGAATACCCTGTCGATGATACTCCTCCATGTTACCCTACCTTTGAGGTCTTAGGTGATTATGCCTTATTCAAGGGAGCGCAGGAATTTACAACTGGCGATACTATCAGATTTATCTACTTGAAGCGATGGACTATGCCAACACTAGCAGCTATTGGTGATTATCCTACCCATCTTGATGAGGCCATAATCATAGGTGCTTCTGGTGAATCCCTTATCTATAAGGCTCAGCTATACACCAAGCAGGCTGTTGATCTTATAACAGCATCTGGAACTAATATTGCAGCTGTCCCAACATTTACTGTACCGACAGCTCCTACCATAACTACTAATCTGGGTGTAGCCATAGCACAGTTGGTCTTAGCATCAGCTGAATTTCTTAAAGATACCAGTAACGCTCTTAATCTTAATTCAGCTGGTATTACTACTGCTGAGTTAGAGCTTGTCCAGACTAAAGCAGAACTAACTACAGCTCTTGGCTATCTTACATCTGGGGCAGCTCTTATCAATTCTGCTACAAGAGGCTCTAACGTAGGGGAAATATATGGTCAGTACGCTAATGCTGCTGCCAATATAGCTGGTGTATCCGCTAAGATTGTTGATGCTTACCTCAGTATTGCAGCTACACTGAAAACTATATCAGACATATATGCTGCTACAGGTAATGGTTATATTGCAGTAGCGGTACAGTACCTTAATGAAGTTGAGAAGGAATTAGATAAGTACAGACTTCAGTTAGAAGCATCTAACCAGAACCTTACTTACATTGCTAGACTCCTTGATGTCTCGGCTAGATATGAGACCAGTACAAAGCAACTACTTGAAGTAGCTGGCCGATACCTAGCCGATGGACAATCAAAGATTCAGGAATTTATGATGATGCTTGGGTATAAGCCTGAGTTTGTTTCATCGAAGAGTTCCTCTGAACAAAGGGCATAGCATAAGGAGACATAGGAGAATAACCATATCCTCCCATATCTCTAAACATAAATTCTTTCTGTGGGGTAGCAAGTAACTTTCCAGTATCTGTTGCTCCACAGACCTGACACTGAAGATAAGTCTGGCCTTCCTTACTGACCTTCTTATCCATTGTAGCTACATCGAGACAAAACCAGCATGACATTATATTACCTCCATTAATCTTAATATTATAATAGCAATCAGTACTGCAGACAGTAATACCATAGTTATAATACCTTCAACTTGCATTAGACAACTCCTTTCTTACATTAGCTACCCGATTGACAATCACATCATAATATTCCTTATCAATCTCATAGCCCATGATATGTCTACCTAGCCTCATGGCTGCTTCCACAGATGCACCTGATCCCAAGTAAGGGTCTACTATAAACGCTCCAGGTTGTGTACAGTTCTCAATTATCTCTGAGTATAAGGCTACTGGTTTTTCAGTAGTATGCACACGGTTAGTCCCCATTCTGGGAATAGCCCATATGTCAGATAATCTTTTACCCGAATACTTCCAGCCTTTGCCTTTTGCTCCAAGAAGAATTACTTCATACTGATTTCCAAAACTTCCACTTAAATTACCCGCTGTCCAATTTCCCTTGTCCCATATAATCATATTCTGGAAGAAACTCTGGAATGGTTCTTGCATCCAGTAGATATTCTCCCAATTAGTGAAGACAAAGAAGGCTCGATCAGGCTTGAGTATACGGATGCACTCCCTTATAACTCTTATCTGATCTTCACGGGATTGCTGGACTATACCCTTACTGAGCTTACTATCCTTATCTTTACGATGGCCTGATTTATAATCAAAGTAAGGGGGGTCAATAAGGCACAGATCAACACTGTTATCATCCATGTCTATAAGACCTTCAGTACAATCACTATTCAGGATTGTTTCCATCAGTAAGTTCTTCCTCCTTAACAGATTCTTGCTTAGGTTCTTCCTTACTTTCTTCAGGCTTAGGATGCTTGTTACTGTTTACCATCCTGTGATCCTTACAGTAAGAACAATCTGGATCATATAGAATTATTCCATTCTTGTCTACCAGATGCCCAAGACTGTTTCGGTACTGGCCATCTTTACCAAGTGTAAATGCAGGCTCACCTTGCTTCTCTACCAACCCATCCAGATACTGTTGTTTTCTTTTGCCCATTGTAGTCCTCCTTTATTATTTAACCTCATTATAAAATTTACCATGCTTAACATTAACAGGATATTCAGGGAAAGCTAGGGCAAGCTCCCCAAACTTAGCTTCTTCCTCTTCTAAATCATAATCAGGAACTTCCCATACCATTTCATCATGAACCTGTAATACAAGGTTACTACTAGGTTTCATTATGTTTCTCATATATAACATCATTAGTTTAACAATGTCAACCGCCGAGCCCTGCACTTTTGTGTTCACTGCTTCTCTTTGAGCCTTCTCCCTTTCCTTCCAGTTAGATGATAGTAATTCTGGTATGGGTCTAATCCTATTAAACAGTGTTGTTACATAGCCATCTTTCTTGGCCTGCCTACCTGTCTTATCAATCCAAGACTTCAGTACCCTGTACGTAGCAAAGTAACTATCAAGAAATTCCTGTGCTTCTGCAATATCTATGTCTAGGGTTTCAGCTAATTTATATGCTTCAGCACCATATATTACTGCAAAGTTACCAGTCTTGGCTATATATCTCCTTCTCTTCATTTCTTTCTCATCGTCAGTGTGGCCAAAGATCAGGACTGCAGTAGCCATATGAAGATCACCTGTTCTTAATGCTTCGAGCATGAGAGGATCACCAGACAATATAGCAACAACCCGAAGTTCAATCTGACTTGCATCTGCAGCTATAAAGCTATATCCATCTCTTGCTCTTATACAGCTTCTTAACTCATACTTATGTCCTTCTTTAGCATTGGTAAAGTTCTGAAAATTAGGATTACTGGTTTTCCATCTACCAGTATTGGTATGACCAAAACTTGTGTGTATCCTACCTTCATGGTCTACATTCCTGAATATGGGAATATAAGTACTGATTGTCTTCATCTCAGACTTATAGGCAAGATAAGCGTCAGCTAATGGATTCTTCAGGGGCTTGAGGGATTCTTCTGACATGGAATCCTTGCCAGCCTTAGTCTTCCTTGTACCAAGTATGCCCTTAGCCTGAAATACTTCTGCCATCTGGACATTAGAGTTCAGATTTAACTCAGTAACTTCTTTCTTAGCTTTTGCCTTTGGCTTAGGAAGAGGAAGTTCTGATCTGAGTTTTGCTTCTAATCCTTCTACAATCTCTACGGTCTCTTGCTCAACTGCAGTAACATTAGACTGATCTATAAGTAAACCATTTCGTTCCATCTCAATAACTAGGTCTACACAAGGTCTATCTATGTTCCAGTAAAGTTCAGGCTTGGGCAATGTTTCCCAGAGCAACAATGTATTCTTTGCATGTACCATTGATATAGACGCTAACTTCAAATGATTGACACCGATATTGCCTTGATCTTTGTTATGCCATAGCGTTGTTACACTATCATAATTGCAATGTAATACGTTCAATGACAATGATTCAAGATTGTTAGATAGATAGCCATTAGCATAGGCAAGTAGCAACGTATCTTCATAATGCTGGATATTATAACCTTTACTGCTTAACTTAGGTACATCAAATGAGGCATTATGGAACAGGCATAGGGGACTCTTGTCTATGATCTGGTGAAGTAATTGGCTGTCAGTATTGAAGAAATAGAACTGAATATCCTTACTCAAAGCTACAGCTATACTTACTGGTAAGGTATTCTCCAGATTGACAGTCTCTATATCAATAGCAATATAAGGATAATCCTGTAAAGCTATTGCTTCTACAGTCTCTTTATTCCCTTCCAGATTAGTAACATATTCCATGTTAGAGACTTACTCCTTTACCACCTAATGATCTATAAGTAGCTAGAAACATAAGCATAGCTAAATGAGGATCATACATAGCAGGACTGAATTTCTCCTTCGGTTGTTCTGCTAGATTCCATCCTTCAATAGAACCCATGAAGAATTGGCCTTCAGTAGCAAGCATAATATCATCAGCCTTAATTATCTCATCCCTTGCAGATTCATACTTAAATCCTAAAGCTATTTCCATCTGCCATCTGATATGGTCTTCTATCTCATGAATTGAAATATCAGTATGATAACCAGCTAACTTTGGAATTGATAAACTTCCCTTTATTGGCCTGATAATGTCTCCAATATAAGCTTCCTGAGCATCATGGAGTAATGCTGGAAGTTTGGCCTTATTACTCACAAGGTTGGCCACCTCAAGGCTATGTTCCGCTACTGAATAGAATCGTCTTGTATGCCCACCAAACCTACAGATATTCCCAAGAGCCTGAGCTATATCAAGAATATCTATATCCTCTGGTCTCATATTTAGAGGGTCTACCCTCTTGCCAGTAAATGTCTGCATCCATGTTGTTCCTATCATTCTATCCCCCATTTGTGCTTAAAATCCTCACATTTCTTTGTGCCTTCGCTTATCATAATTGGTCTGCCGACTATTTCTTCCCACATCTCCTGCTTTTGCTTCTGAAACTCCTCTTGTGAGACATAGCCAGCTTCTTTGATGAGGTCAATTAATCGTTGTGCGGATTTACGATATTCATCCTTATCTCGTTCCGATAACGATTCATAAGTAACACCATCCCAATTATCAGGCATCGAACTTTTCGCTTCTTGCCAGATGTCGTATAGCCAAGGCGCTATCTTCTCAATCAATTCCTTGTCCATTATTTCACCTCACTTCTTGCTATTTCTGCCTAACATAAAACCAACTAAGACCAACAATGCTCCAGCAATACCGAATAATATGTTTTCCATTACTTCACCTCATGCCAAACTATTTCAGTACCATATTCAGGATGTCCATGTATAGCAAATAGATCATCAAAACTATCCCATACTGAAACTGATCTCTTTGCAGTCAACCACCGTACTGCTACCCTGCCGTCTGAGAACACAACGCCTTCAAACTGAGGCTCGTCAGGATCATTACGTTGGTTTTCATCATGAGTATCAGTTGGTACATTTTTACGATAAGCTGTAAATACTTTCATCTCTCTACCTCTACTCGTCTTCTTTTACGTCATGTATTTCATCACCTATTAGGCGTAGACAACGGCAATATCCACGAGGGCTACCATCGCCATAGGATTTAGTATACTTATGTGGTTTATCAAAGTCTGGGTCATGTTCTAATGCTAATTCGTAATTCTCGTTCATTTTCTATTTATCCTCTACTGTTTTCTTCCAGCCTTGTGAGATCATATCTGTCTGGCAACTCTCATGGGCTTCATATTTATTTACTTCAGTATAATCATATTCACCACAAATTCTAGTCTCTTTATTTGTATACGGATTATCGGGCAATTCCTGTTTCTTATCCAGCACAGCCAATATCTTCTTATCTGATAAACCTGTACCGTGGCAGATATTACACTCTACATAAGAGAATCTACCATCCACATCGTCAAAATCACTGTAGACACGACCATTCTGACATTCAGGATTTGTGCATGGATAGCACAGGAAGAGGAGAGACTTGACTTGCTCAATGAAAGCCAATTTTATGCTTATAGCCTCGGCAGTATCATTATTGCAGAGTATTTCCCATTTGATGCCTTTGGTTTTTGCTAGTTGTTTTGCCAGTAGTTCAATAACTTGTTCTTCACTCATACTCTTATTCTCCTTTTTAACAACGACTAAATCCACATGAAGGGCAGTGTACACATCCTTCCTCTAACCATAATGTACAACCACAATCAGGACATACCCCATTGGATATTTTCTGTACTGTTTGCATTGGTTTTGGTTTATGAAAGACCTTCATGTGTATCTCCAGTTCTTTCTCATTTAAGTCTTTCCTATCACATTTTGGACAGTCCATAAATTCTCCTTTACTTACTCTCCCATTCAACTTTCCCACATCGTTCACAGTATCTATATGTACAATGACTATCAATATTATTTGAGAACCATTCAGTCATTTGATGCCCAAGTACCAGACAAATAAACTTAACTAACATTCCTTACCAACTCCTTTCTTGATAGACTCCAGTAGCCCTTTGCCAAAACCTTTGATCTGAAGTAATTCCTCATCTGGAGTATGTAACACATTCCAGATAGAACCATACTTTCCTATCAATTCTATTGCTACTTTTTCAGGAACACGACTCCCCAATGCCATAAGCTTCGGCACTGCAGGATTAGAAGATAACTTGACTGGTAATTTCACAGTCCTGATCTTCCTAAACAACATACTTAAATCAGTACTTTCTGTCCTTTGTATATACAGGAGACTCACCGCAATCATGCTACAATTAAAGTTAGGGGTATGGACAAGCTCAATACCGAACTCTGACAGTCGAAGCATACTTGCCAGTACTGCATCATACCGAAGATGGGGGCTAATCCTGTTACGGAAATAGCCCCGATCTCCTTCACGGAAAGTTGTCAGAAAGCCAGATGTATGGTTATATATGCCTTCTATAAGGAGAACTGTTGTACTAAACTCACTAGCACACCGATACATCTGAGCCTCTAACTCACCACTAGCCAGCTTTTGTACAAAGTTATTGATCTCACAACGCTCTATGCCTACCGCATTATTGTCCCTATCCAGAAAAGCATAATCACTTGTTTCCAGAGTCATTACTGTATGTGGAACTCGGAGAAGTTCCCCTAACTCCTTATGTTGCAATACTTCTCTTCTGTCTACGTACAGCATTAACTCTGTTCCTCCTTACCTTTTCCTTGAGATAATTTTCTTTACTGAAGTCTTCTGTTTAGAAGCTATATGCTTAACCTCATCCAGATCAAAGACCTCAATAGTTACTGGCCATGTCCCATCACCGAGAACCTGTCCTTCCTGAGAAAGAAGTTTCTTCCTCTTTGCAATAGAACGGTCTCCAGGTTCATCAATGATTTCAGTAAGCATACCAATGTTCTTCATAGCTTCAGCGATCTCAGCTGCTATGAAACTTTTTCCCGAATTAGGACTCCCCAATATCACTATTTTTGTTGTTTCCATCTTAATCTCCTTGTTCATTATTTGTCTCTACTACTTCTTCTGGCAGGTGCATACCCCTTATCTGGGCATACACGTCCATGAAAGTCTTATTCGTAATATCATATTCAGTTGCTATGTTTATAGCTCGACCTCGGTCTCTGACCAACCTGAAATGATATGTACCCTCCTTCTTCCGATACAGTACTGCTTGTGTATCAAACCTGTACACGTTATGCTTCTCACCTTCAACCTTAATGCCAAATTCACTAGCATATATTCCAGTTGTTCCCACTTTCGGCATCTTCTCAACAGGCAAGAATGATCCTGTACTTGTCGTACACATGATATTGAAAGGACTTCTGATCACTGCATCATCCATAAGTTGCTCATTATGCAGCCTCTTAATTATTGTCCAGTCAGTAAGGCCATCAAAGCCACTGAACTGTACAGCCTTCATCTCCTTGCCCTTATCCGCTTCCTTCCTCAACATTATAAGATGCTCAATGGGATCACACCCAAAGACATAGGTAGAATAGTACTGTTGGGCTAAGTCCCAAAACCTGCCAAGCATGTCAAGACAAAGCCAATCCTTAGCTGTCAGTGTCTGCTTCACTTGCTTATACACATCCATCAGGGATTTCCAATCATCATTGACAGGAATAACCATGAGATTAGCAGGAAGTTCCCCATACATCTCCATAGCAGTCTTCTCAGTACCATCATCAGGATCGAGAATAACAACCTTACTGTTCGGGTAGAGCCTTGCCAATGCTACCAATGACATACTCTTACAGGTATTCTGTTCTCCTACAAGTAGAATTTTCTCTCGCATTAAGCTACCTCTTTTAAGATCGTTTTTACTTCATCTTTAGTCAACTCTAGTTGGTATCCAGTATTAAAATTCAGAATTGTAAGATTATCCTCATGGGATATTTCCATTACATCACCACTTACAAGAGGAATAGCTTTACCATCTTTATCTCTATCCTTCTCAGAAAATCGTAACCTTAAATCATAAAGCTCCAACTTAGACCCCCTCTTCCAGAACTTGGACATTGTTATTTGCCTGTGCTGGCTTCTGCACACCCCACGGAGTAATAGGCTTGTTAGTAGCAGGATTGATTCCGTAAGGATGGCTGAATGAGGGTCTTGCTGGCTCTACGTACAGCCTTGATGGTTGAGCATTATCAGGGAGATCATCGTCTGGCTCAGGGTTATGGTCATAGTTAAGTCTATGCTCCATTTCCTCTGGAGTCTTATCAACAATCTCCGCTGATATGATCTCAGGTGTGGACATTGAGCCAACATCCCCCAGAGCGATGTCAATATCATCCAGTAGATTATCACTTGCTTCCTGCAATACCTCATCAACGTCTATTGTAGCCTTGATTGTCAGTACAATCTTCTTGTGAACCAGATCTCTTGTCTTTAATTCCATAGTAATATCCTCCTTTTATACAAACGGTACAAATTCCTTAATTCCTTTTATAGCTTCTTCAGTAAGTTGTTCCTCATTCTTTTTGAAATAATCAGCTAACTTATTAGCTACCTCAATATCAGGTATATTAAGAACCTTACTGAATAGTTCTCTTATCTGACTTGCATCAGAACGAGATAGCTTTGTTCCACTGTTCCCATATCCAGCTCTTATCCTGATTAAATCACAGGCATAAGTATATGGGTATCTACTGTCAGTCTTTTCTTCCATATCTTATCCTCCTTAATTTTTATAATAAGCTTTGGCATGTAACCCTAGTCTGGCCAGTTCCCTTAGAGCAAGATTATCACTACGTTTGCGTGGGCTTATGTTCTTCCGTTCAGCCATAGCTTTTATAGCCCTACCTCTAGCAATAGTCCTGCCCTTGTCCCTGTTGAAATTGTCCCTTGATGAGCATACTGCATAGCCTACTGCTGTTGGTCTTCTGTTGCACCATATAGTACACCTTGTCAGACAGCTACCATCCTCAAACTTGTAATGCTCATACTCAGCCCTGATGTCTGCCTTAGTTTCAGTTACCATAGTTTCACCTCCCTTAAATTATTCTCCTTTTAATTACTTCTTGGTTTTTCCATACCTGGGAACAGTTTCGGTACAATAATTCCTGATGATCCTGCAGGAGCTGGAACTATAGTCTCCTTAATAACTATCCTCTTTACATAGTGTTGCCCACAGCCCAGACAAATATCATCATAAACTATTCCTACTGATACCTTTTCCCCTGGTTTTCTTTCTACATTAACTGATAGGGGTTCACTGCTTACGTGCATAAATGTTCCCTCTTTCAATCGACCAGCTGCCTTCTCAGTATCCCCAAGATAATCCATAAGTCCCTGAACTTTCTTTCCCTTGCAATTAGGACAGTCATAGTCATAATGTGTTAAATTACTCATTGGTTATCTCCTTATCTAATTCTTGAATTAAGTTACCCTTTGGGCAGTATTGCTTAACATCACAGAACCTACTGCATCTTATCCCATCCCAACACTCCCTTGGTGTACAGGGTTCAGTCCATCCATGTTCCAGAGCTTCATGCAGGTTCTTATCCTTGAACTCAAAGTAGGCTCTTACTTCATCATCAGGAAGCAGTCTTATAGGAATTTTATATACGTTCCTTACTACACCTCTACTTTCTGCTATTGATATTCCACCATCACGGACAGTAGCCTGAAGTTGAAGCTTGTTTACTACTACCCCCAAGTCCTTCAGCATCACCCTATATCTATTCAGTTGCAGTTCAGTTTCCCAATTATCAATATTAGCTGCTACTTCTGCAAAGATACTTACCATCTTAGGCTGACCCATCTTTCCCCACTTACTGTTTGTCTTATAAACAGCTCCGCTTGGATCAGGCTTGTTTCCTATTTTTGTTATACCCAGAGCTTTTGCTACTTTGAGACTGCCCCAAAGCTTATAGTCAGTCATTACTAATTTATCCCCTTCTTTCTCAAGAAGATCAAAGATGTCTCTATCTACATTCAGAGCGATCTCTGCAGGAAGTCCTAGTTCTTTTGCTATTTCTTCCAGAGCTTTATGGTGTTTAGTACCAGCTAACATGAATGCCCTACCTGAAGGATCAACTGCATAGGGCTTAGTTAATTTCAGATATTCCAACATAGTACCATTCAGTAACTGTGTTGTTCCTGCTTTACCTTCCCACTTACGTTCCTGAGAGACAAGAACCAGTGTTGGTAGAGTCAAACATCGTTCCCCCATTCTGCAGTTAGCAAGACAATCAGGAACTAGAATCTTTTCATTGTCAGGACAAATAAAACTTTCTAACATAGTATCTCCTTTACTTCCATATAGTATTATCCTCCAGAATATTCTTCTCAATTACAACCATGTCTGATGTCTCAAGGTATGTCAAGCAGTAAACCTGAGCTATAGTTACTATAAACATAGCTATTGTTACTGCTAGTATCAGTACCCCAATTCTATACATTTTATTCTCCTTACTAGCCTAACATACCACCTATGATAAGGATAAAGAGCAGGATTAATAACATTAACAGTACTATTCCTATAACTGTTAACATTGTTAGTGGTATCAATTCAATCATCATTCTCTCCTTATTGGTGTAGGACAGCGGAGATTTGGCCTATGGAGACCACCTAGAGGGCTGTCCTACAATCTTCCTCTAGGTTTTCTTTAGACCTGCCCGAAGCTTAAACAGGTAGAGCATATGACATTTCCACGCCAATCTGCTTTCCCATACTCTGAACATGCCCTTCTTAATATTAAACTGTTTTTCTAGTTTTTCCAGATCTCTTTCCATATTTCTTCTCCCTGGCATCTATCTCTTTATTATTCAGGTAATGCTCAGTAAAGTACATGATAGCTGCACCTGCACATGCCCCGAAGAAGGCAATCACTCCAAGAGTCATAATAAAGTTGGCCTCACTTATTAGTATCATAGCTTACTCCTTAATTCAGACTGGCCAGTATATTGGTTGGGGAAGCTCTTAACCACAGATTGTAAACTCCTTTAACTATTTTTACCCTTACCTCAACTGGCCAGCTATATCAACTCCTAGTCGAAATTGGAGCTAATATCATTATGGTTTTCTGTAGACTTTCTGCCCCTTCTCGTCTACCAGTTTCAACTTACCTTCCTGAATCATTGATTGGGTAAAGCCACCTGTCTTTGCCAAGGCCAGTAATGGTGTACCCAAGAATGAGGGATGAATACCGATAGCAGATCGGAACTGAGTCTCGGTCTTACCCACAGCCATTTCTAAGGCCGTAGCTGTCAGATCAAGAGGAGCTGCAGCTGGTGTTGAGGCTGCTTCTGCTGGTACACTGCTTGAATCCCCTATGACTCTTGCAATAATCCAGTCAGTCTTAACTCCTTCTTTCTCTTCTTTGGTTTCCTTATCCTTGTACTTATAAGGCATGTCCTTTTTCCTGAACTCAATTCTCTTACCAATCAAGCCATTAGGAAGAAGAATCTTGGCCTCATCCGCACTTCTCAGGAACTCATCGATCCAGAAGCTTCCCTTAAAGTCAGACATATTAATCCTGAATCCCCATTCAGTAGGAACAAAGGTTAAGTCCTCTTTGACCTCAAGTATTTTGACATTCATACATTTGATCTCAAAGAACTCCTTTGCTGGTTCATCGGGCTGATGCCCCCATGTACCATCAACTGCCTCAACAACATCACCCTCGAAGGCAAGCATGGATGCTCTGATCTGATCAAACCCTGATTCTTTTGCTGCAGAACGATCATAAGTAGGCATATTATCCCTCCTTCACCACTTTATAGGGCTTTGGTTCTGTGGCAGGAGCAGCTGCTGTCTGACCTTGCTCACTTATTCCCTGCACTTTTGCTTTCCTGACTCTCTTGAAAGCTTTGGCCTGATGCTCCTTTGGAGGATTAAGCAGGTTCATAGCAGTCTTGAAAGCCTGAACAGCTTTCTCAGGGTTTGAATCCTTGACTATCAAGAATCTCTGCCCCCCTTGTACCTTAACATCTTGTGAAATTGATACTTCCATTGTTGATTGTTACTCCTTATAATTATTTTTCGTTTGGCCTCTTTGTCCAGCCTCATCTGAGGACTCATAACCTAACATAATACTAATCTTATAAATCTATACTGTTTTCTTACTGTCAAGTGCCCATTGGACTCTACCTCCTAACCCAAACATTCTGTTCAAATCTAACATTAATTGGCTGAATATCATGGTTCGCCAATCTCGACTTAATGAGTAATTGTTGGCCTACTGGCTGATCCCCCATATACATGATTGTGTCAGGCCAGCCTGTCAACTTGCTATGACCTCTTGAGTTATTCATCGGATCATTACCGCCAAAGATACTAGGCTTTCTGGAATGATGAACCAGTATAATACTAGCACCATTTTCTTCCTTGAGAAGTTCAACTGCATTGATAAATCTTTCTATGTCCACACTGTTATTCTCATCACCAGCGAAGCAGGCCGACAAACAATCTATAATAATTACTTTTGCTTCTAATGCTCTTAATGCTGCTCTTACCTGATTAAGATATTCGGGGTCTGTAAGATACTTCCTTCTTCCAGGACTGTCCTCCCATATTGTGTTTGGCTGTAACGTAAATCTTCCTGCCATCTGTCTTAACCTGTCTACATATGCTGGTTCTGATATTTCATACTGCAATATTGCTACCTTTGCCTGTGTTGTTACTATTCCTAACCAGGGCTGTCCTGACGCTATACAATATCCTGAGTACTGCGCCATAAATGATTTCATCTTCTTCGGTTCAGCAAACAACAATAATGTTCCTTGTTGAGGAAGAATATCTTGTATGTACCATTGTTGTGGAGGTATATTCCGAGTGATAATCTCGGTAACATCATTGAACAAGATAATCTCCTTTAATTTTTAACGTAGATATTCACTTTATGCTATCTCTTTAGCTTTGTCAAGGGGTTTAGCAGTGATATTTCAATCGTAGTTAAGCTCACTGCTTGTATGTTCAATATCTGCCTGATTCTCGACCACAGAGAGACAATTATAACACGCCCAACCCATATGAGTATATTCCATTTCTTTCACAGGAAAGGTCTTACTACATCTGCAACATACCCTGTCCATCATCTATCCCCACAGATATATCTTTATCATCAGGAATCTGTTCCAGAACATCTGTATCCTTCTTATAAGCTTTGTCCTGTATGTACGCATGGCCTTCACCAGTGGGAATCCAGCGTTCTCCATTGACAAAGATAGGAGTTCTGTCCTTGTTAATAAGATAGGGCTGATAACTTTTGCTAGGCTTATATCTTGGATATGCTTCTGGTAGAAAGGGATAGCCAGCATATTCACTGACATAATCCCCCTGTACATAGGTTTTCTTGCCTTTGTCTATGTTCGCTGTTGCTCCTTTGACCCACTCATCAACATCAAAGTCAGGTTTTGGCTGGACTACTGTGATAATCCCAGGTGCGGTCAACCATCTTCCACATTCAGTCTTCCTGTTGCTGATAATGTCAAACTCCAACTTGGTAGTCCTCTTTGCTACTGTAATGCTCAATGGATAATTATAATCCACATGAGCCTGATCAGTCCCTGAGTGAAATGCTCTCATAGTATTATGAGAATGAATAAAGCCGATGCAGTTCTCAGGCACGTTAAATGGCTCAGCTTCTGCACTAGCTCCCGAAGCTTCTGCATGAGGTGGGATACTGATGTCTTTCACATCAAATACTCCTTCTTTAATCTCACCAGTCATGTACCCACACCATTCCTGATGAGGGTATTTATCCATCAGTACCTTAATCTTTGTCAAGGGTGTCTGATGGAGAAAGACTGATACCTTTTCCCCTAGCAGAGAGCAATGTGCTACCTTGTTGTCTGCTTCTTTTACTTTCCAACTCATTAAAATATCTCCTTATCCATAAATTTATTCTCCTTTATACTCAAATATTAATTGAGCATTTATAAGTCTCAGATATAACCTGAAGAAGAGACCAGCTATTTGTTTATGTCCTTTCTCCCAGAAAAAGAATCCAGCTTTATATACAGTTTCATCCAACATTCTCTTATCTCCTTCTCAGTGTTGCTCTTTCTAGTGTGCATCTTGCAGTAAGCCTGTTCTTTCTTTCCAGAACTGGTATGCCAATCTCACTAATATCCAGACTTGTTTCCTGATCATAATATTTCATTATCTTACCTACAGCTAACGCTGCTACTGTGGCAGCTGGCACTACCCAGCTCGGATTAACTGTGTAAGCTTCCTGTTCTGAGTTCTTTATCCAGCCACTGATAACTCCAGTAACTGTGATATGTGTTCCATCATAGCCTGCCCGAACAAACCTCTTATTATGTTCCTTGCAAGTCTTATATAGCCTTATCTGGCTGGCTGGACTATCGGTACAATCAAGGAAAGTCTGGCTTACTTGCATCTGAAGATCAAGGAACTCAGCATCAAGTTTCCTCTGTATTCCAACAACGATACTGTCAGGCCGAATAGTCCTGATGTATTCTGACACTACTTCTACCTTTGGCCTGTTCAGTGATCCTTGACAGAAAGGTAGTCTGTTACGGTTAGACTCTTCCATTACATCAGGATCAAAGAGATATAAGGTCTTTACTCCTGACATAGCTAGGAAGATAGCAGCCCAGCTGCCTATACCTCCAACTCCTACAACAGTAACTTCTTCAGGAACATTTAGTCCTATGGACTCTTGCCGTGAGTATAGATCAATCATTTATATTACTCCTATATAGCGTAATGTAAGTATCCAGAGAATTGCTAGACCATTCAGTAATGCAAACCAGAAGCCAATATTTATCCACTTCTCATTCATGTCTATCTCCTTACCAATCCCCAACCTCTAGCTCCTGTAGCTACAGTTGTCTCTGTAGGAAGGACTGTATGAGTAACAGGACTGGTTGTATTTATTTCCTGCACTAATGCCTCTTTCCTTTGCTCTATCTCACCCACAACTCCAAGCTTATGAGCCGTAGCCCTACTCATAACGCTATCAGCACCAGGCATACCAGAAGGGTCTCTCCTTAATAGACTGTTATAATTTATTGTTACCAGTGACCTTTCCAACAATAGAGTTCTCTGCCTTAATTGCTTTATACTGCCATCCCACTTTGACATTGTCTCTACTGTTCCCCAACAGTCATGTCCTGACCTACCATGATAATGTTCCAGCCCTTCCCCCTTATCAGTAACAAGGATTGTATCAACAATAACTTTATCTGGTCTGATCCTGTACCTCATATACAGGTTCTTTCTCTCAATCTTAACTCTGTCAGCTTCATCAAGCTGGTAATTAACTCCATCGTCATAGATCAGTTTCGGAGCATAGACAGTAGGCACATATATTTCATATACTTCTTCCCTATTATTAGCCAGTATTGTAACTCCAGCTGCTTCATGGAAAGGTATTTCCAGTGTTGGCAATACTACTTTCCTTCTTGCTTTAGCTAACTCATTATTAAAAGTATCCTGCAGAGCATAAGCATAAGAATCAAGCCTTATTCTCTTCTGTTTCAGGTTGTATATATAATTCTGTACAGTAGATACAAACTCAGGCTTAATAATATTCTGTACAGGTATTGTTATCTCTGTCCCAAATACAGTTGCTGTAACTGTATCAGTAACATCATCGAGATTAACACCAGCCCTGTCTATAATACTGATGTCATTTACCTGTTCTGGTATCTTTGTTTTCAGCTCATCAAAATCAATTCCTGCTTCAATAAGTATTTTTCTTAACTTTACTGCAACAGGGCAGTTTGATTCTACTGAACAGTACGCATGTTCTCCCATATTAAGAGCAACTTCCATATTGTACTGCTCTTGGAGAACTTTAAGTGCTATATTTAATTCCATAGTTTAATCTCTCCTTGAATAATAGGGCTGGCCAGTTGGATATGCTCCTTCTGGCCATTATTCCCTACTTGAAGTTTACTCAGTACTGAAGAAAATTCTGTCCTGCCCTACTTTCAGCCGACCTTATCGAATGCTGTCAGGACAATCCGCATGCCAGGCTGAACTGTGGGAGGAGCCTGATTCGGGTCAACGATCTCAGACCCATTCAGGAATACCCTGAAATATCCACCATAATTAGCCTGTTCAGCAATCCTGTTTACAGAATCACTGAATGGTGCGCCAGCGGGAACTGGCACAGGGGGTGTGTTCCTTCCTGTCTCAACATATACCTGTTCTGCAGGTATAAGGTTGTAAGCAGGCCAGCCATTCTGGGGTGTTGGTACTTCCTGAATACCCGTGTTCTCGTCTACAAAATTGTCTTCCATCTGTTTAGACCTCCTAAATTTATTTTTATTTCTGAAGACAGTAAAATTGTACTTTATCCTATCTGAACATCATAATCAATATCTCATCGACCTTTTGACAGTGATTATTGATTTCATACTATTAGCTAGGCTTTCCTCTTTATAGTCCCACCAACCTGGATTGCATGGCCAGTAGTAGCTGCATGAAGTGTGGCTTGACTGAACTTATCAGTCTTGAAGCCACAGCCACAGTTATACTGAATCTTGCTTTCCACCTTAATTTCCTGTTCCATAGACTTAATCTCCTTATACCCTATTTATTTCTTATCAGGTTTTTCCATCATAATCATAATGTTCTTATCAGAATGGACTGGCATTACCCAATGATCTGTCTGTATCCTGATAGCTACCTCATGATCTCCATGCTTCTTCTTGAGATCAGTCAGTAATTTTATTGCTTCACTTACTTTCATACTTCTCCTCTTTTACGCTTGCCCCAGGTTAGCTTTACCAACCTGAACTGTAACAATATCTTATTCTCAAATAGGACAGTCAGTTTATCAGGCTCAAGAACTATCTTCAGTATGCCTGTCTTTTTTACTGTCCCCATTGACAACTCACCTTCAAATTCAATCTGTCTCACAGTCTAATCTCACTTAGTAGGAGGTTTTTTGTGGGAGAAACCTTACTACCATCTAAAATCCCAGCAGTCTTTTGGTGGCTTTCCTGCTTTATATGCCTGTCTCGCCTCGATAGATCAGTATGAATAATACTACCAGCACTCAGTCTGGGTTCTTTTCTGAAATGAGAGCGACTTGCAGGTATTGAAGTACCTGTTGTCCAAGAAACAATCCAGTTCCTTTTTGTTTCCAGTCTTTTCTCACTGCGCACGGTTCTGCTTCATAAGTCTCATCATACTGTCCCGACACTGTTTATTTCTGCAAGCGAAGGGAGAATTACTTGCCAGTGTTGAACTGCCGAAGCCGTGACTGCTGGCTATTAGTCTCTTCCCTATATCGCAAGGAGTCAGTAATTGCGTCTGAGAGTTGAGTAGATTAAATGGCCTAACACATTTCTACTCTTCTCCCGATCTTGCCCTTTACTCCTTTGATACCAAAATTTCAATAACAGTCTTGAACGCTCTTATCACTCCTTCCAGTTCAATAATGTGTGTGTACTGGTCTCTGATCTTAGCTTCCATATGGAGAATATAATCTGTTGTATCTCCATCTTTAATTACCAGTTCTTCAATTCTCTTCTTTAGCTGTTCTTTTGTTTCTCTTGCCATAGTTCATCTCCTTTATTTTTACTTCTATGCTCATGTCAGAACAGAAACCCGATCTTATTCCTGTCCTGACTATGAAAATAGAAACCTACATGACTGGCCTCCTTACTTTATTTCAGCCTTAAGTACTGCCTTCAGAGCATCCAGACTTAGCACTGTATTCTCTATCAGGGCATTATTACCCTTAGTCATGGAGTTGGTTAGTAACTTCCCAACACGAGTATTCAGTTCAGCTTGAGCTTTTTGAATTAACTCTGTGTTCATCAGTCCTTCCTTCTTGGTCTGTTAATCTTTTTTACCAGCTTGACTGACTTGAAGTTAAATATATCAGGCTCTTGTGGGAAGAACTTTAGTAACTCACCTTTGCACTCTACTTCCCATAACTCTGCGGTCTTAAACTGATTACTTTGGAATACACAGCCATAGTCAATAACAGGATTAACAGTAACGAATATGCCAATAGCATTCGCTCCTTTTTCAGGCTCATGAGTAAACATACCTTTCCTGTAGATTAATTGCTTTCCTACAAGATACCTCTGTTCTACTAGATGAGCCCAAGAGGACACACGCCTACCAGACTTGAGAACTCGTACATACTTATAGTACTGAACTTTCTCTTTCATAATGCTGAACTCCTTCCATCCGCAATAAGGCATTCAGCCACACGTTCCAATGGAGTAGGATCAAGATCATCCTCAACCATCCCTAACGTACAGAACCATCTGCCATTTGGAGCAAGCTTGCAATCTTTACACCCAGCATTCTTACATAGTTCAGGTGTAGGTTTCATTTTCTTACCTGCCCAGCATATGCTGGCTTCTTCTGACTGATTCAGGACAGCCACATATGATAGTCTCTTTCTCTTCTTCGATCCAGGTAACTGACCCATCAGGTAATTGCTTCTGATAACTTATCTTTACCTTTCTGGGTAAGTCTTGCCCACAGTACACACACTTACAATATGCAGATTCAGTAAGTGCTTTTTTATTTGGTAATTTCTGTAACTTTGCCATTGGTCTGACCCCCTTGAGTAACAGCATAATTCCCATGTTATACCCCCAACTGCTTCGCCATGCCGACCAGGACTCGACCTAATCTCTTATGTCCTGCCTTGAGGTAATGATTCTTGAACCAGCCAGCTATCTGCTTGACCGATTCAGGATTCATGTTCTGCAGTTCAAGCTGTGCCTGCCTTGCAGCATCATCCATTTGTTCTGGTGTAAGCTGTTCCATAGTTTATTCTCCTTGTCTGGACTTGCAACCAGACTGTAGCATTAAGGAGCGTCACTGCCCCTTGCTCTGCATTAGTTACCAGAATCACCAGCTTCAGCCTTCCTGATAAACTTGCTTGTTACCATACTGATTGGTATTCGCTCACCAGCATCCAGATCATAGGCAGTTCTTGCTGACTTGCCTGACACATAGGCAGCATTACCATATTCAGTCTCATAAATACCTTTCTCCATGTTTCCATCTCCTTGTAAGCCATGCATACCACACGACCTACTCAACCATATTTTAACCCCATGATACACCTTAACATACCTGTTGACCCTAATCAATATCTGCATAGGCTTTTTATAGTAGCATTTGAATGTGATTTTATAGTACGGAATGACCGATGACTGCTTACCGTGTGAGTGCATCTTCGCCAGTCAGTTCTAATCAGTCCATTTCTATCCTTGCTGGTTTCCAGCCTCTGGATTTTTCTCCTCTTGCATACAGATTTTCTATGAGTAGCTATTCATTTTCCTGATGTTCTGGACTGATACTTATGTAAACCAGAATGGTTATTATTTCAGTCAACAATATCGAACGTGAATTGTAGCAATCTAACAGTAAAACATCAAAAAACTTTGCGGAAACCCTATAAAACCTATTGACAACTTATTTTAAGTATGATATTATTGCGGTATAAGTGTAGTCTAGTTGCACACTAAAAATTGAATACGGTATAGGAGGAATTAAACTATGGATGTCAACGTATCTATGAACAATCTGAAACTGGAATCATTGGAGGCAATCAAAGCTGGTAGTGATGATCTTGAATTGACAAAACTTGTGGACGGGATTATCGCTAGCAAAAAAGCCCAGATCGAAGCTGAAAAGCGTGCCGAACAATTCAACGATGAAATGACCGAGCTCGTAGCGGAATTGCCTAATCCGCCACAAGGTGTCTATAACTTTTTTGCAAGGTACATGGAAGTTGAACAGGATGCCGATGCACCCGCTGAAGAAGTGAAGCTGGCAGACGGTACAACTGAAATGCGAAAACCCAAGGAAAAGGTAATGAAATGGGTAGTAATCACGAATCATGCATGCGGAAGCCGTTCAGGAGCCAGTGCAACTAGCAATCAAGTTGATAAGCCGAAACGTGCCATTACCATGCTAAAGCGGAATGGCGATAAACTTGAAACTATCGGAAACTTCCGTAATGGCGCTGAAGCAGCTACATTCATCGGTAAGGGTGAACAAGCAAAGAAGGTAGGCGTGAATGCGAAGCGTGATGTGCTTGAACCGATGGGTTATATCATCGATGCATACACTGGTGCGGATTTTACCGTTCCCAAAGCATAGCATCACTACAACATCGTTTTAGCCTATACAACTTAATATCCTGCTTATGAACAAAGAGCCTGTTGCTAACTAGACTAGCGGCAGGCTTTTTTATTATCTAAAATTGGGGAATGTTCGGCGGCATACCGATAATTCTTTATCCCCCCATGCCGAATCTTATAGCCATAATTCTTGACTATTTTACTCAACAATCAATTATTTCAGGTAACATTATGTCCAGTACCCCTATACCCGTAGGCATCTGAATTTGATCGTCCGTGCGGGGGATATAGCCATCTTAACAGAAATTTCCAAAAATAGGCCAGTTATTAACAGTACAATGCAGTAGACTAATTTTTCAGGAAAGAATATTTGACTTGTGCTTTTCTTACTCATTCCAGCTCGGTAAGCCCCTGCTAAAGATCAGTACCTATTCACCCTGAGAATTGTCACACTTGCCATGAACACAGAGTCTGCACACACAGCCAATACATTCCTCAAAGATAGGAGTATTGGTCTTCTGGCATTTAGTTCCCCCATCACATTTACCATCCCATTTTCCGCAGAACTCACTCATGTCTTTCTTTGTCATTAGAGACCTCCTTCCAAGTTTTTTATTTCTAACTCAACTTCAGCTGCCCGTTCTAAATTACCAGCCTTCTCATGATATATCTTTAAGGATACCAAGCGGTTGCGCTTTTGTCTAGTGGCGGGCGCAACAGTCTGTGGTCTCCCAATCTTTTTTCTAGGCTTAAGCTTCTGCTTCCAGTATTCAAGACTGGTACGATATACAGCCCTGTGATGCAGCTCAAAGCAGTCTTTCCCATCTCCATTATCATTATCAGCATGATAGCTATGTATGAAAGTATTACCAGAAGCCTGATCCTTATAGAAGGTTCTGGCTACCAGTTCCCCCCTGAGAATCATGGTTTTACAGTACTGGCATTCTACATTATTTTTAGCATAAAGAAACTTCATTACGATCTCCTTAAAAAAACTTTGAACATATAGTTATATAATATATTGGGGGAGGTATATTTTAAGTAACATGGCTACTTCCTACCCAAAAATTTAACCCTAAAACTAATGCTTTCTTACTTGACATAACATCGTACCCTTTCTTAGTATTATATTATATAACTCACCGTTCACCCTTAATACTAAGTTCTTGACATAATAATTTTTTACGTTCATTCCTATTCATCCTTATGTAATGAACATTTTAATCCTTTTTTTAAGTCATGTCAATATCTCATGCCCATTTAGCAGCAATATTTACCCACTATTGACAGACCTGCTTTCGTGTGTTACTGTTTAAGCTAGAGGTATTATATGGATAATATTAGTGTATCTACTGTTCAAGAAAAGCCTGATCTTAAGGCTATTATATCCCCAATTATAGGTAACAGAAGGCGTTTCATGCTATTAAGAGTATCTGATATATCTGTTGATCAGGCTCTGGCTATGTGCCGAGTAAAGAAAACAACTTATTATTCCTGGCTTCAGGATGAGGTCTTTCTTACTATTCACAGACGTAGGGATGAACTATCCCTTTACTGTAAGAGTGAGGCAATACAACTACTGAGAAAAGAGAATCAGTTAGCTGCAGCCCTACTTGAAGGTGAGATACTGGACAAACTCCGAATAGAAGTTGCAGAAGGTGAATACCACCTGATTAAAACCCAGATGGCTAGGGAAGTCTATTCCAGAACTATTGGCAGTCTTGATCCTGCCCCGACTGAAGTTAAGAATATGACTTGGCAACAGCAGCTAACTAATATATTTAATCCTCAGCCTCAACCACAGTTAGCCCCAGTACAGAACGGAGGTACAATAGATGGCGAGTGTACAGTCAGCGAAGCAGTTAGCAGCGAGACGCTCGAACATCAGACGTGCGAGCCTGTACAAGACAGTGAACAAACAGGTGAACAAACTGATGAGATCAGTACAAATGAAATCAGTGAGGAATAAAGGTTGGTCATTAACACACCTATAACAATGACAAGAGACCAGAAACTGGCTCTTATTCAAGCTATAGTTAAGATTGACAATAAGGAAGGCTTAGTTCTTCCCCTTATTCCTAATCGTATGCAAAGATACTTCCACTATAATAAAGCTAATCGTAATATCATCTTGAAGCATAGACAAGGGGGCTTTAGTACATTCTACCTTGCCGATATGTTCACCGATTGTTTAGTCTACCCTAACGATAATTGTGCCGTCATTTCACATGAAACACGGGCTACGCAAAGGCTACTTGATAGGGTAAATCAATTTTACAAGCGTATGGATGATCCCAAACCAAAGCTTGATATTGAGTCAAGATCAGAACTGAAGTTTGAAGATTTGAACTCAGGCATCTATGTAGGTACTGCAGGCTCTAAAGCTTTTGGTAGAGGAGACACAATCAAGAAAGCCCACCTTTCCGAATATGCTTTCTATGAAAATGCCAGAGTAATTCTCAATGGTGTAGAGGATGCAGTACCATTAACAGGGGAAATTACCCTTGAATGCTCCCCCAATGGTGAGGATACTGACTTTTATGAGCAGTGGGTACGAGCCAGAGAAGGAAAGTCCCCCTACAAACCTTTCTTCTTCCCTTGGTGGTGGTCTGATGATTATAGAATTGAGATTGGGAGTGAGCTTGCTCTTGAATGTGATAGGGGAGAACTTGTCTATACTGTTGAAGAACAGGAATTAGTAGGTAAATATGAGCTGTGTGAGGCTCAGATACGCTGGCGTAGATACAAGATAGCTGAAAAACAAGGCTTATTCTGGCAAGAATACCCCGAAGATGAGGTAAGTTGCTTCATTGTCATAGGTGATCCTGTATTTGACACTGAACTTCTCAATACTATGGCTCAAAGTTGCTATGAAGGCCAGAAACATCAGGTAGGATGGACATTCTGGAGACCTCTTGACCCTAAGATGCGATATATTATAGGTGCAGACACATCAGCAGGCGCACCTGGGGGTTCTTTCAGTGCAGCAGCTGTTATAGACAGTAACTATAACGTAGTAGCTACTTATCAGGCTCGTGTAGAACCTCATGTCTTTGCTGGAATACTGAAACAGATGGGCAGATACTACAATAATGCTACTTTAGCGGTAGAACGTAACTTTACAGGTTATGCAGTATTAGGTCACTTGAATGATTATCCTAATATTTACTATCAAAGGGATTATTTGTCAGGTAAGATCACTAGCAATAAAGGTTGGTGGACTAATGACCAAACCAGAAACTATTTATTTAGTGCTACAAAGGAAATGTTGCAGAAAGTAAACATACTGGATATGAATTTAGTACGGCAATTAAGAAGTTTTCGCTATATTAAATATAGACCAACTGCCCAGACCTTTGATGATCTGGCTATAGCTTTTATGATTGCTATGGCAGTGAAGAAAACATCAGGAGTAGCACAAGGCTATCAAGGTTCAGTGGCAGGATGGTCGTGGTAAAAAGGAGGAAACATGACTGATCAGGATATAATGACCCAGATAAATACAACCAGAAACTTCTGGAGTCAGCGGAACAAAAGATTCAAAGAATGGTATGAGTTCTTAGTCCTTATTGATCTTCTTGCTGCAAAGAGGATGGAATCTTATGTCAGCAATGAACCCCAGACCTTCTACAATATGGCTCATTATCTGTTGACCAAAGGTACTATCACCCATACAACGCCTATCATTACTGATTCAGGTTCAGAACTTGATCGTATAGCTCGCATAGATCGTGGTTGTACCTATATGTGGAATGTTATTGACAGAGAACGCCGAGCTGGTGGCCTCCAGCCTTTCATTGATGAACTTGGTTTCTATGAACTTGTTCTTGGTTGGTATGGCTTGAGTCTCCACTATAAGGAAGATACTGGCCTACTTGATCCCCAGATCTGGAATCCTTATGATACTTACCCTGAATATGTTAATAGTAAGTTATCAGGCTGTCTTCACTCTTACTCTATTACAACTGCAGAAGCTAAGCAAAAAGCTGATGATAAGCAGTGGGATTATAAAGTAGTGACAACTCCCAATGGTTCTGTAATCCTTGATGATTATTACCAGATTACCAAAGAAGGTATTAAGAATAAGATATTTATTGGTGGAAAATGTGTAACAGGTACTGGATGGATAGACAGGCCTGAAATGAAAATCCTTGTCGCACCAGTAGGAGGTTTCCCCGATAAAGGTAGTGCTACACCGAAGGGGATAGATTGGCGAAGATTAGCTGGCCGTTCTATCTTTGAAGTTAATGCTACCGTAACTACTTCCTTTAATAAGTGGAAGACTATGGTCAGCCAGATACTTCGTGATGGGGCTCAGCCTATAACTCAGGAATTTAGTTCCAGTCCTCAAGCATCACCAGAACAGCTCCGAGAACGTGGTGCATTATTTCATTATGCTCCAGGTGAGGGTGGTCTCCAAAGAGTCCCGCCTCCACAGATACCTATTGAAGTTCAGGCTAACCTTATGGAGATCAGACGTGAGATGCAGAAGGGTTCTTTCAATGATGCAGTCTATGGTATGGCTGATACCAGTTCTGGTTACAGCCTAAGCCTATTAGCCTCATCTTCTGCTAACCAGATACTTTATCCTTACATGGATGCCAAGCACTATGTTATCAGTGAGGCTGATGCTTTCAAGCTTAGTAAGCAGAAGGCTTCAGGTAAAGTCTTCCAGGTTAAGGGTAAGTTTATTGAAAAGATTACTCCTGAAGATATTCCAGAGGACATCTTTATTGATGTGCAGTCTAACGTAGCTACACCGAAAGATTGGCTTGAGCGTGGAACTATTGCCAATATGCTTGCCAAGCATCTGGACTCAGCTACTATAGTAACTGAAATATTTGGTATGACAGACCCGCAGGGTATACAAAGACGTAAGGCTGTAGACCGAATGCTAGATAATCCTTTCTACCAACAGGTGCAACTTATCAATAGCTTTAATGCCCATGCAGACTATCTATTATCTCGTGGGGACAAGCGTCAAGCAGCTCTATTTAGAAAGGCTGCATCCATGATAGAAACACAGCTATCTGCTTCGCCCGCTGGTGCTGGTAAGCCTACTGTTGCTAATGCTGACGTAGCAGCTAACCCTGAAAAAGCCAGAGTTAGTCCTAATGTTCAGCCCCCAGAAGAAGGTGGATTCACCCCGCAGCAATTAAGAAGGAGTATTGGTAAAGGTTCGTTAAGAGCTATACAACAGTAATAAAAGGTGTTATAGTGTACTAATATAATAGGAGGGCAAAAAAATATGCCTGATGATTTAATGCCAAAATTGCCAGTAATACCGAGCTTATTCACACCAGAGGACGCCAAAAGAAAGGTAGAACTTGAAGCTCAAAGAAAAGAGTTTGCCAAGATATACCAGAATAAATTCTCACCCCAAGCTTGGCAACAGACCACAGAAGCAGAGAAGGGAATAAGGCAGGCCATAGGTTCTGATAATGTTCCTTCTGGAGTTGTTCGAGCTTTAACCCCTGACGATTGGGGCTTTGATTATGGTTCTACTCCCGAAGAAGCTCAACAGTTTGGTATCAACCTTGAACGTGAAATAGCTGAACTCCGCAGAAAAGAACGTGTCAGTGGTATGCTGGAGACTATCAACAATGATATGATGTTGGCTGCTCAAAGTGGCAATCCTATCAGTGTCAATGATCTTCTCAAGCGTTTCCCTGAAATTAAGAACTTTAATGCTACTGAACAACAGATAGTTACAGATTCTGCAAAGATACTGTCGGGGGCAACTCAAGAAGAAATAGATGCTGGACTTACTGATCAAGAGATAACCAATAGTTCTCTTGATAGTTATTATGCCAATGAAGGTAAGAAAGTACAGCCATCAGTAATATTATCAACAGTTGCTTTCAGTAAAGATCAAGATGAGATCAACAATGCTTTAAGGGCAGCATATCCTCCCAAAGAGAAGGAAGAGGAAGAAACAACTCTTAATCCTGATGAACTTCAGGTCAAGCATGAACAGATAGCCAAGAAGAATGGTTCAGTCCTAACTATGGTTGATGATGAGACTGGAATGACTTTTGATGCTACATTAAGAGAAGATAATTATGTAATAGTCAATGGTGAACCTGTTGGTTATTATAATAAAGATAGAGGTACTGTTAGCCCTATTAGTATTAGAGGTATATCATTAGAAACTGATGATGCAATCTTAAAAGAGAATGAGAACCTTATCGGTTATTTCGGTAAATGGTTAATGTCTACTCTTCCTTCTATTGGGCAATCTGCTACAGAATATTTTCTTAATACCCTTCCTTCTGAAGAACTAAGAAAGGCTGCTTCTAGGACAGCAGGAGAAAAAGCTTTAGAATCAGGTATACCTATTATTGCTTTAATAAAATCAATATTTCCTGATATGTCAGAGAAAGTCTTACCTGAAAATAAAGTATTTTATGATAATGCTATAAAGTATCTAACAGAAAAGTCTAAAGAAAGACAGATTCAATATGATGATTTTAAGGCAAAACATCCCGAACTTGACCTTACTCCTAATGAGAAATATAACAGTCCATCAAGTAACCCAGAAGTGTATACTGATCCTTACTTCTATACTTATCAACTTGCTACTAATGCCCCCCAGATAGTTCTTGGTATAGGAACTTTTATTGGTACATTACTTGCAACTAAAAATGTAATGGCAGCTTCTGTAGCTTCTTCAGCTTTTATTACTCCAATACAGGTGCAAGGAAACTATGAAGATGCTATTGCTTCAGGAGCTACTGAAGAACAGGCAAAACAGATAGCTGTTTCTACTGGTATAGTTCAGTTTGGTATAGAAGCATTACTTACCAGAGCTTCGGCCTTAATCTTTAATCCAACATTGAGTAAACTTATTAAATCTATTACATCTAAGGAGGTTATCAAAGCTTACAGTGCTAAGGGTCTTTTAGGTGAAGCAGCCAAAGATGTGTTTAAGGAAAGTTTTGTTGAAGGGGCAGAAGAAGCATTGCAACAGGGAGTTCAGAATGCTGGTATAAGGCTTATAGATGAATCCAGAAGTCTTCTTGAAAATGTTCCTGATTCTTTTATTGTTGGTGCTATAGTTTCTTCCCCAATGGCAGCATCAGGTAGTGTTACAAATACATACGCTAGAATGAAGTCAAAGCTTAAAACAGAGATTAAGCAAGAAATAGATACTATATCTGAGAAGCTTCGTAAGGAGGGTATGGAATCTAATCAAGCTGAGGCTATAGCTGTTAGTCGTGTAATGGAAACAGAGAAGGGTGAGGCAGCTATAAATAAAGCTAACAATGATATTGTCAAAGATGTTCCTGAGCATAAAGATATGGGTAAAACTTACCAGAGAATAACTCAGGAATATGAATCTATTAAGACTGATGTGAAAAGATTCTCTGATAAGTATGCAGCCCAAATCATTATAGTTCAGAAGGCCAAAGAGAAGAATGATCCTAAGTTAGCTCAGGAAGAAGCTAAACTTAATCAGATAAAGTCTAGTCTCGATTGGCTTACTGAAAGAGGAACAGTTATAACAGAAGCTCAGGAGAATATAAGAAAGTATCAAAGCCATCCTGATGAAGAAATATCTATAGTAAATAAAACATCAAGAAATACAGGAGCTGTAGGGGCAAGAGCTATTACTCCTGCATATGTAGAACAAACATCTAAGCTTTCGGATTCTATACTGGATTATGGAGCTGGGAAGGATGCTGCTCATACTTTACGACTAAGGAACAGTGGTTTTAATGTTACTGCGTATGATATAGGTTCTAATATATTAGAAGGAGTTCATGATACACAGGCACTGAACAAAAAATATGATACTGTATATGCCAGTAATGTCATAAATACAAGCCCTAGTTTATCTTTCCTTAGAAGCACACTTAGGGAAATTAAAAGTGTTACAAAAACTAGGGCTGTTTTTAATTATCCTGAGTCTCCTAGAAAATTAGGTCTATCTGTAGAAGATATGGAATCTATTATTAAGGAGTATTTCCCTTCTATACATAGAGTTGGAGGAACAAAGAATGCTCCATTATGGGAAGTAATAATAGCTAAAGAATCTCCTGATTATAATAAGTTCCTCCCTATTACCGACATTCTTCAGAAACTTGAGGAAGAAAAGAAGAGTCCTGAGTTCCAGAAAATCTATGATGAGTATAAATCCTACCTTGAACGTAAGTGGGCATGGAAACAGGCTCATGAAGATTGGGCATATCAACAGATGTCTGATGCAGTAGAAGGTATAGAAGGTAAACCAATACCCGAACCTGAACCTCCCGAACCTGTCCTGCCCCCCTATACATCTATATATGCTCGTGAAGGTATAGACCTTAATGAGATTGAGTTCTCCCAGAACATCTTAGATCAAGGTGAATTAAGATGGCAGATATTAGATACCATTAACAAGCTCCCCATTGATATAGCCCTTAATATCAGGAAGATTTCAGTCAATCCTGAATACTTTGTTGAGTATAACAAGACCAATCCTGATGCAGTAGGCCGATTCAGTATCTCTGATCAGGAAATAATCTTTAAGAATATGGAAACAGCCAGAGACCCTAATGCTATAATCCATGAAGTAGCCCACTCTATTGTCTTTGAAACCTATCTCCAGACTGGTAAGGGTTCTATATTCTCATTAGACCTTAGTCAGGCATTGCAACATACTGATACTTATATTCTTGATCAGCTTGGTATAGATAAGACAGGTTCTGATGTAGGATCAAGTCAAATGACTGCAGGCGAGATGCACAAGTTCCTTGAGAATCAGGGAGTTCTTATGGTTCATTTTATCCAGAGTCCTAAGATTCTTCAGGATTGGTCTCCTGCAATCCATGATGTGTATGTCAAGCATTTCCCCAGAAAGAAAGATGTGAATGAGGCTGTAGACAACGAGATATTAGGAGATTTTTCCTATACTCCTAATAACGCTAGGCATGTCCCTAACAATAACCAGTTCAGACCCAATATTACTCATATACCCCTTGCGGAGACTCGTCTCCATGAGGCCAGCCATGTTAATGCAGCTCTTAACTTGAACAAGAATATTGCCTCTAAGATAAGAACTCCAGTAGCAGCTGCAATGAAACTCCGTATAGCTATGAAGTATTATAATGGCCTTACACAGAGACTATCTTCATCTACTGGCCAAGCCTTTAAGGATATTCAGAAGGAGTATTCAGCTCTTGCGGATAAGACTCACATTAAAAAGAGTACTCTTCTAACGACAAAGTGGTATGACCTTAATCTTTATGACCAGAGAATTATAGCTAATGCTATTGCTCCTGACAAGAGCATAAAGATACCCCACTTTGGTTTTACAAGAAATATCCTTGTAGATTCTGAGTATGCTTTCCAGTTCTATGAAGAATCATCTGGATTACCTTTTTATGCCTTCTACAGACGATTCCAGACTGCAGCTTCTATAAGTGAATCAGTCAAGGATCGGGTAGTCAAACGTATTGTAACTGATCCCAATTATAAGGGTATTATCAACAATCCCGAAGCTTTAACTAGGGTTGAACTGGAAATCAACTCTCGTAATCCTGAATTTAATCTTACCAGTGATCCTGCTATTACTATAGAAGAGCGTAGTCTAGCCGATGAGATCATGGCTATCTATAAATACTACGAGCCTTTTGTTCGCTTTATCAGAGTCATGCGTACTAAGAAAGACCTTGAATCTTTCAAGAAGGAGTTTCCCGATGCTGTAAAAGATGGGAAAGAAGATCAGCTTATTGAGGCTCTTGGCCTTGTTGATCTTTGTGAATCAGTACAGAACTTTGATCCTCTATGGAAATATCTAAGCAGGCCTGATGTTGATTGGGGTGTGATTAAATCTGGTTATGATCCTCAACTAATATCTTATCCTAACCTTAAAACGAGTAAGTCTCAACCAGATTCTCTTAGAGGTGGTGGTCGTGTAGTAGGTAGACAGTCAGTTGGCTTTAAGGCCAGCGACAAAGATGTTGTGAGAAGATTATTTACTTACATGGATCAGATAGAGATTCAGTGGAGACTTGCTCCTGATGTTACATCCTTTGCAGAAATGTGGGATGTTGTTGGTTCAAAGTTTGAAAACATGAACGATATAGAAAGAGAGCTATCCGATTATTTCCAGACTGTACAGCATATCCCATTCAACACTGGTATGGGTATGAGAGCCTTAGAAGCAGTACAACGTCAGTCCACAAGAGTTATCTTCTTTAACCCGAAGATGTGGCTGAGAAACTTTATGCAGATAATGGTAACAACAACGAATAAGACTGAACTGCTTAGAGCTAATTCTTTACCTGAATATTACAGAGCTTTATCTAAATCTTACTTTGATACTTGTGTAAGTGAGATCGGTGGCCTACGCCGTGATTATCTTCTTCAGGCAACAAGAGGAGAATCAGCTATAGCTAAGACTCCAGTTGGTAGATTTATAAATTGGATAGGCTATCAGGCTGACTATATGAATATGTATGGTCTTACTGATAATGTTCCCAGATATGCACAATTTAGAGCAGCTCTAAATAAAGCCCAAAGAGCTACTAAAGAATATGCTGATAACAGTAACGTAGATCAGTGGCTTAAAGATTCAGGAGCAATAGACCTGAGAACTACTGAACAGAACTATGTACTGTCTAACTATCTAGCTCGTGGTAATGAGACATTTGATATGGGTGCAGAAGGTCTCCATGACATTAAAGGTTATGATATGGCTGCCCTTTACATAGCTCAACGATCCAGTGATGTAAGCTTCTATAAATATGCCAGAGATCAGCGAAGTTTTGGTGAAATGGGTATGGGTAAAAGTCTTCTTAATCTTTTAACCTTCCCTCGTGGATATGCCCAACGCCAGCTTTTTAATCTTGAAGCTTTAAGTGAGGCTTTCAAGCAAGAAACCAGCAGAATTTATGAGGGGGATATTGAGTGGTCTCCCATAGTCAGGAATAAACTAAAGGAAATATCTTCTCTTATAGTAGGGACATTCTTTGCAGGCTGGCTCTGGGGAATAATTACAGGTGAAGACAGAAACTCCTATGAACCTTTCTCAATCTTTGGGGCAACCCAGATTGGTGGCCTTGTCTTCGGTATTCCTATGGATATGTTTGAAGCTGGAGGCCATTTCATCCTCGCAGTTAATCCTCTTAATTCTGCCGAAGAAAGGAAGGCTGCAGCTGATAGGTTCATATCTACAACCCCTACTCGATTTGCAGATTCAGAGCTATTCTTCTATAGAATCTTCATGGACTATGTAGACCTCTTTGCAGGTGTGAAGAATGCTGATATGTATGTAGTCAAGAAGATCAGGGACTTCCTTGATAAAGAGTATGAGGCCAGAGACCCTGATAAAGTAGACAGGAATACTCTTGATGTTATGAGAAAGTTGATGATCAGTACTGATGTTACATTAACAGAGGCTGAGGAAGTTAGGACTAAGCTTGATGA